GCGTAAGCGTATATTCCTTTTCAATCGTTAATAGAGAACTATTCAAAGTTTGTTAGTATGACTTTATCAAAACTACCACCCCTGCTGGCAAGCATATGCAAACCCAAAAACCCACAATTTTCACAATGTTGACGACCGCATCTACAATGGCTTATTACTCATCTTACTCTTTTGACATTTTTATCCACTGCAGATTCTGATCTAATTATCTTTATACTCTAGAATATTTTCGCTTGGCTATTTAGCTCTAATTAGAAACGAATTTATGTATATAGTTACTATTGGGAAATCCCGTTTAATTGCATCCTCAATTATTCCTTAGGACAAGGTATCATATTGCTTGATATCCCCTTGTAGTTTCTTGCCACAATCCTTTGGGAACAATCCGCATGCCCAAAGCAATAGACTTTTATACATAATTTAACTGTGCTTTCTTCTTCTCTCTCAATCAAACAATTCCTTTGTAACCACGGAGTCCAGACCGGAGACTATAAACTCCAATACAGTTCTTATAAAACAACCTCTCTTAATCATGAATCAAATCAATAAAGAAATGACTCATGCGGCACCGGCTACCCCTGTTGACAACTCGGCTTCTCCTCTCAATCCGTTTTATCACTTCAGTGATGAACAATTAAACACTTTCTCTGATGCATACAAGACTCTCTTGCAACAAATTGAAACAACTGATCGACATCAATATACTCTTGCGTATATTGGACAATGTTATCAACATCTTCTTCTCAATTGTGATGCTCCTTATCCATCTTTTTTATCTGGTAAAATTCTTGCATGCTTAATGGAATTATCTCCTACTGAACACCTTGAAGCTCTTCTTCAAGGCAACAAATTTTTACATTATAGTGGCCTTGCTTATAAGGCTATTAAAGAAGAAATTTTTTCCTATCCTGATATTGACGAATCTATTCTTAATTATAATGGTACACCTTCTGTGCGCCATACTACTTATGATACTCCTCGCGGTCTTGACTTATCCCGAATTATGACTGTTTGTAATGGATACAGCAACATTCCGTATTCATTTGCTTCCTTTATTGACCAAATTTATGGTGATTTAATGATCCACAATTTGGCTAATGATACCCACCGATTACGAGTTCTCTATCAAAACGTCATGACTCTTATTGTACCTTATTCCAACCTTGAAGAAAAAACCGCGAAGAAATGTATTTCTCAAAACAATTCCAATTGTTATGCTGCTATGGCATTTTTCTTTTTAATTGATGCCAATATTGTATTAATGGCTAATGATCAAGCTTACTTTTTAACTAATTACCAACACTTTAAAGATGTTACAGAAGAAGCTAGTGCTAATTCTGTACTTGATCGTTATCGACGAATGTCTCTCTCTGGTGATGTTCCTATGTCAATTCCGGAAAAAATTTATTCTAAACACATAGATCTGACTGTTCATATGATTACTGATTGTATGAATACATTCCCCCATTTAGTAAGTTACACTCCTGGTTCTCCCTTTAATGCTAGATTTTCTCATTCTGTTAGTGATAAATTGCCCCCACTACGTTGTGGAGGCGTTTCTTCTTCTGATATGCATTGCAAACATACAAATTCTTCTTCTCACGTTACTATTAGTTTTTCCTCTCTTAAACCTGGACTTTATCGTTTTAAAGCAAAGAAAATTACAACTTTTACAACTGTCGTTAATTCTTTTTGGACATACTGTGTGGGTTCCATAGATGGAACTCAAACAGTAGAAGAATTTTTAGCTATGCATTCTTCCAACCCTACGTTAGCTTTCTTTGAAATTGCAAAACCATCGCAATTATCTGATTGTTGTGCTTGTTATCATTATATTAGATATTATTGTAGTAGTCATTATTGCAATAAAATATATTTTAAGACTCTCCGTAAAAATTTTCCTCGACAACAACTCTATCCTGATCTCGAACCTCAAATGCTATCTTCATCTGGTATTTCTAAATTAATAACTCCTGAAAACATTCGGACTGGTATATCAATTGCAACTGCAGTTGGTACACTTAACCCCGTTGCCCAATCTGGTGCAGTTTCTGAAACTGCAGGAACAGGTTCTGGAACATTTTCCGAACCTGAAACACAGATTGACAATGTTGCTTCGCAAATACAGCTTAGTGCTCCTACTATTCAAGACACTATTGCTGTAAATTTCCAGCCTTCACCCACTCCTATTTCAATGGCTGGAACAAGATCTGAAACACAATGGGACTATGCTACTTTGGCATCTCGTCCCGCTATTATAGGTTCTGCTACTTGGAATACAACACAAGAAACTGGACATTTAGTGTACTCCTTCAGAGTACCTCAAGAATTGGCTACTGTTAATAATTTTATTACTTCGACTATGAAACAACATGCTGCTGCTTCATGGGATTCCATCGAATTTTCTGTACATTATAATACTAACCAATTTATGGCAGGCGCTTTACGTCTGGCCTGGATCCCTGGAGAATATTTTGAAGACTCTAGTGACAATTTTGTGCGTGCTGTAACTTCAGCAGGCGTAGATCTGAATGCATCTGTAATGTCCCAAGGCTCTCTAGTGGCTCCCTTCTGCCACAATAACAACTGGGTGCCTTCTGCTGGACCATGGCCCAATTCCATTTCTCAAATGGGTCATTTTCTTATATATGTTAATCTTCCTCTTCGTGCTCCTGAAGGAGCTGCTCCTAGTGTACCTTTACGAATCATGATGCAAATTCATGGTTTAAAACTTTACTCTCCTATTGCTCCTCTTAATACTTTGTACGTGCCGTCTTCTACGACACGTGATTTACGCGATATTCAAGCTCAATCTTTAACCACCCCTTCTAGTGATTCTAAGAATGAAATTATTTATTTTCCTACCGCTTATCAATACCAACATTGTAGTGACTCTACAATTTTGGCTCAAAGATCTAATACTCCTTCTTCTCCTAGTAATATCGTCCAAACAACTGACGATGATATGGCAGTTTCTGCTATTATTGCTAGACCTGGTATTCTTGCTCGTTTCAAATGGAGTACTGGTGCTACTCCTGGTACTGTACTTCACCGTTTTCCTGTTACTCCTCTCCTCTTTTCAAACCGTTTACATCCTCAAACACCTCTTGGTTTTATGGCTAAATGGGCTGCACGTTGGCGTGGACCCATTAAACATCGTTTACAAATTGCAAAATCTGGTTTTCATACTGGAAAACTAGCTTTTGTAATGGTTCCTATTGGTCATGAACTTTCCCCTGTTAACTATCTTTCTTACCACCATATCATCGTTGATCTCCGTGAAGATAATATTTTCGAATTCGATGCTGCTTTCTTTTCTAATCATCAAACTCTTAAAACATCTCGTAGTGGTGATATTGCCGGTGTAACTTATGGTTGCACTGTTAATATCATCGTTCATACAGCACTTCAAGCGAATCAATCGATGATAAATGACGTAGACATTGCTCTTTGGCAATGGGCAGGCCCTGATTTTAAATTTTATTCTATTGTTCCTCCTATCGGTTTTGAAGCTCCTCTAGCTTTAACGCTTACAGTTCCTGGCAATCATGATTTATCTGGCCTTATTTTGCCTCCTATTCCTGGACGTCGTTTTGCTTTGAATGCAGGAACCCAACCCCTCGGCTATTTAGTAGGTGATATTCCTATCGGTAATACCCATTATCGGTGTGATGTTACATTTCCCATTATAATATTAGAAACTCCTGAAGAAACTACTTTTCATGCTACAGAACTACGTATAGATAATATTACCTCTACTACTTTTGATTTTCATTTCATTGGCGAAACCACTGGTATAACTTATGCCACTAGTATTAACACTACGACACGTACTACAATAATTGCTCGTCTTTATGATCCCACTCCTCTATCTAGGGATCTTGATGCACAAGCTGGCACTCTTTCTGCTTTGCATGACAAGAGTGAAGAAGAAGCTTTGATGTTAGGTGAAAATATTGTTTCAGACGGTGAAATGAGTATGAGTTATGAACCTTTTGTTCATCTTTTACAGCTTCTAGAAAGACCCCACTTAGCTTTAGATAATGCAGGTGGTACGACTGTTTTCTACAATCGTACTGCAGAAACCAATGACACTTTTCGTATTATTTCATCTTGTTTCGTTTTTACTCAAGGCAGTATCCAATTTATTGGAGATGCTGATGAAATTCAATTAGATCCTACCTTCGATGAATCTGCTGGTTTTCCTAAATATTTAAGACCTACTGCTCGTTTACCTTCTAATGATATGTACCAATTAGTAGCTACTTTACCTTGTATGACTGATTCCCAACTTTGTATTAATAATATTCAAGCTTTACCCTCCTCTAAAACTTCTCTTACTGCTTACAACGTCCCTGCTCTTACAACTCATTATGTTCGTGCAGGTCCTAATTTTAAATATATATCTTGGGCTGGTATCCCTACTCCTTCTGAGATTGATACCCTAATGAAACAAAACAACGATTTTCCTTATTCTGTACTTAATCCTAAAAATATTGGTAGACTCCCCAGATCTCCCCGTGATTTAGATGCTCAAGTTGGTTCCGACTCTTCTAGTGGATCCTCTGATTTTTCTCAAGCCAAAACTCGCTTAACGAAATATTTTAAGAATAAATTATCCATTCCTCCTAAAACTGAATCCCACGTTATTACCCAACAAACCCCCAGTGAAGTTGATGAGGAAGAGGATGATGAACTCATTCGTACCACAGCAGAGACTCTTACTGCTCCCTCGCGTACTTCTTCCCGACTCGCTGGTTTACTTCCTGGTTTCCTTGGTAATACTGCTAGTGATCTATCCTCTATGGCTCACTCCGTTACAAATACTTCTGCCAATATTAGACTCCGTGCTGATCAGACCTTTGATCGGATAGAAGATTTAAGTAGTTCATTTAATTTTAATATGGAAAATACAGCTCAAAATATTAATGGTAAGCTTCATACTACTATGGAGCACTTAACAACGACTTCTGCTAATCTTAATAATACTTTAAATAATGCAAACCTTATGTTTGATAGAATAGGCAAGACTGCAGACACTACTACTGCTGCAGTTGATAATATTAATGTTAATGGTATCGCCTCTCTTTTATTTGGCGGTACTGACTCAGTTCCCACTCTAGTTAAAATTTTCGCTATAGATATAGGCGAATGCATTGCTCTTAACACCCGCGTCAAGTGGGGAGGTCTCCTCATTAAACTTGGCGTAGCCTTTGGTCTCGACACAAAAATCGTCGGGATGGTATTGCGACTCTTCCACAACACAACAAAAGATGCCCCGACCGAATTTCAAAAGGGGGACATAGAAGCGCAAGGCCTCGAGGAATATCTTCCTCTAGGTACTGCTTTTATGTCGTGTGTTGTAATGTTCGGTACATTTGCGTGTACTGGAGGTTATGAAAGCGACAATAAGACAAAGACTGTTTGGCAATGGATTGCACTCAAATGCCGCGAAACTACCAACATCGAACGCGGTATTAATTCTATTTTTATTATGTTTACTAAAATTCAAGATATTATTATTAAGTGTATTTTTAAATTTTTCCCTTCTATTTCTCC